AAAATGAGTAAACCAGCCAGTAGACAAGGATTAATTGATTACTGCCTAAGAAAATTAGGTTATCCTGTGCTGGAAATCAATGTTGATGATGACCAAATTGATGATTTAATTGATGACGCAATTCAATATTTCCAAGAACGTCATTTTGATGGTGTTGAAAGAATGCTTTTAAAGCATAAAGTTACGAAAGAGAATAAAGAAACATTAAAAACTGGAATTACCACCACCACTGCTAGTTCTACAGTTGGTATAACCACAACTACGTTTGAAGAGTCACAAAATTTTATACAGTTACCTGACCACGTATTAGGTGTAGAAAGAGTTCTTAAAATAGATAACAGCACTATATCAAGTGGTTTGTTTAATATTAAATATCAAATATTTTTAAATGATCTTTATTATTATGGTGCACTTGATTTATTAAACTACACAATGACCAAGACTTATTTGGAAGATTTGAGTCGCATTATCACTCCAGATACTCAGGTTAGATTTAACAAGAAACAAGGTAGATTATATTTAGATATTGATTTTCAACAAATGTCTGATGATACTTTTATAATTATAGATGGGTATCGTCTTTTAGATCCTGCAGATGTGAGCAAAATATACAATGATTTTTGGTTGAAGAAATATGCAACAGCATTAATCAAAAAGCAATGGGGTACAAATTTGATTAAATTTCAAGGTGTAATGTTACCAGGTGGTGTTGCTTTAAATGGTAGAGAAATATATGAAGATGCAGTTCGAGAATTAGAAGAACTAGAAAAAACACTTAAAACAGAATACGAACTACCACCTCTTGACTTCATAGGATGATATTATGCCACTTTCTCCGTATTTTTTACAAGGATCTTCAAGTGAACAGAGATTAGTTCAAGATCTCATAAATGAGCAATTAAGAATTTATGGTCAAGATGTAGTTTATCTTCCTCGTAAAATTGTAAACAAAAAAACAATTATGAAAGAGGTTGTGGCCTCAACGTTTGATGATGCTTTTCGCATGGAAGCGTATCTTTTAAATTATCAAGGATTTGAAGGTAATGGAGATATCTTACAAAAATTTGGAGTTCAAACTACTGATGCAGTAACCTTTGTTATATCAAAGGAAAGATACGAAGATTTTATAAGTCCATTTTTAACTGGAGAAAGTGATGTAGAGCTTGCAACAAGACCAGAAGAAGGAGATTTAATATATTTTCCTCTTGATAATACAATGTTTGAAATTAAGTATGTCGAAGGAAAGAAACCATTTTATCAATTAAATAACCTTTACGTTTATACTCTAAGTTGTGAGGTAATGGATTATGCTCTTGATGAAGATATTGATGTTGGAATTGAAGAGGTAGATAGAGCAGCAGTTGAGTTTGGATATACAACAAGATTAACTATGGTTAGTGTTGCTGCCTCAACAGCAACAGCAACAGTTCAATTGTCAAAAGATGCAGGTAATACTAACATTGGTAAGGGTGTTGCATTCATTGATCTAATTAATGATGGAACAGGATATACACTACCACCATTAATTGGTATCTCATCAGCACCAAGTCAAGGTATTAATGCAACTGCTGTTGCAATTATGACAAGTCGAACTGGTCAAAATGGACAGTCAATAGATCGTATTGAACTAACAAATCCTGGTTTTGCTTATACAGCTCCACCAACAGTTACAATTAGAAGTCAAAATGCATTCGGAACTGGTGCTGCAGCAACTGCAGTCATAGCAGATGGAACAATATCTACACCAACTATTACTAATCCAGGTGCTAGTTATGCTACTACTCCAAATGTTTCAATTAATGCTGTTGGACTTGATACAAATATTGGAATCGGATCAACTGCAAAGGCAGTGGCAGTAATCAATACTCTTGGTCAACTTGCCTCAATTAGATATACCTTTGCAGGTATTGGATATACTGCAACTCCAACTGTAACGATTGATCCACCAGTGAAAACAGGTATTTCTAGTGGTAATTATCTATTTAAAGAATTAGTAAGAGGAGTCTCAACAGGAACAACAGCTATTGTTGCTGATTGGGATTCAGATGATAGAATACTTAAAGTTACAAACGTTGGTGGAGTTGGATTTGCACCTGGTGAATCAGTTGTTGGAATCGGAACCACTTTACTGGGATCAGACGCAGAGTACGTTGTTAGAAGTGTTTCTGATCAAGATGAGTATGATTTGTACAATGAAAATATTACAGTAGAATCAGAAGCAGACTCAATTATTGACTTTTCTGAAGACAATCCGTTCGGTGATTTC